CACGCCAGCGCAGGGCCAGCGCGCGCAGCGCGACGAGGGCCGCGGCGAGGCGCGGCGAGGCGCGCCAGGCCGTCACCCGGCCGTGGTCGGGTCGGCCGCCCACACCTGCTCCGCGGTGAGCGTGAAGGTCCCGAGGCCCACGAACGGGGCCGTGGTCGACGGGAAACGCATCAGGAGCTCCCGAACGCGTCGGCCTCGGTGACCCAGGCCGCGTTCCGGGAGCTGCGGGGTCTCGCCGCGCAGCGCGCGCTCGAGCTCTGCGACGAGGGGCCGCGTCGCGCGGTCAGAGTCGACCTCGTCGCGCACGTACCGTTCGAGCATCCAGGCGATCTGCGCGCGCTCGTCGCGCGGGTACCGCTCGGCCGCGGGCGCGGCGAAGGAGCGGCGCATGCCACCCGCACCGAACGAGTTGGCGATGCCGCACAGCGCCGCCACGCCGAAGGCCGTGCAGATGCCTTGCGCGGCCGCGACGTCGACCGCGGGGCGGACCTTCCCCCGAAGCACCTGCGCGAGTTGCCACCCGTCGTGGTGCACGTCGTCGAGCACCACCGCGAGGCCCTCGCGCACCCAGCGGTACCGGATCAGCCCGGCGTTGTCGTAGCGGCTGTTGCCGCCGTTCTCGCGTGCGACCCACGCGTCGTCGACGAGCTGCGCGCGGTGCGAGTCGTCGGGGAACGCGGCGGCGAAGTCCGAGGGGAAGTCCTCGGCCATGCGCTCGAACAGGTCCGCGATGCCGCCGCCGGCGAAGTCACCGACACCGCACGTTAGGCCGTCCTGGCCCGTGATCTCGCGGAACGTCTTCGACTGCCCGCCGCGGCTGAGCACGCGGATCATCGTCGACACGAAGCTGCCGTTCGCGGTCGCGGCCATGACCTCGTCGGCCAGGCGCGCGGCGTCGGCGGGGCTGTAGCGCCAGACCTCGCCGGGCACCGGGTCGCGGTCGAGGGGGGTGATGCGACCGCCGGAGCTCATCGCCAGCCCGGCGCGGCGATCGCGTCGCCCGCGTGCTCGCGCAGCCACTTCAGCGCGACGCCGGCGGCGGTGATGTTCGGGCGCTCGCCGTCGATCATTTCTTCGATGTACGCGGTGGCGATCGCCGAGAGCAGCTTCGCGTCGACGCCGTCGATCCCCAGGGGCGCGGCGAGCTCGCGGGCCCGCGCGACGATGCCCTCCGCGGTCGGGAGCACCCCGTCGAACAGGAAGCGCACGAAGGCCCCCGCGACGGCGACGCTCCCGAGGCGCGCCGCGCGCAGCTCGCCGGAGCCGAGCAGGTCGACGAGGGACTGCACCTGCCCCACGCGCACCATGAGGTTCGCCAGCACCGCCTGCTCGACGCTCGACACCGCGTGCTGCACCGGGTCGACGTCGCCGGCGCCGAGCACCACCAGCGGCCCCGTCGGGCCCGGCACCGTGGCGCTGCGCGCGGTCACCGCGTCGATCACCTGCGACACCGCCGCGCCCGCGCCGGGCACCAGGAAGTCGAAGCCGCGGATCACCGCGAGCACCGTCGTGAAGGTGTCGTCGCTGGTGTCGACCAGCACGCCCTTCTGAGACTTCACCACCGCCGACGCGAAGTCGCGGGCCTGATCACTGCTCAGCATCGGAAACACCTCCATCACGCGGCGTTCGGCACCGCGCCGCGCCGCCATCGAGCATCACGCACACGCGCGGCGGCTCGCCCTCGAGCACCGCGCCGCACACCTCGTCGCCCCGCGGCTCCCACCGCTGCGAGCCGCTGCACACGTGGGGCTGACCGCGCACGCACGACTCCGCGCCGGGGGTGCAGCCCGCGACCGGAGGGAGCACGGGGTGGCACCCCAGCGCCGCCCCACCGATGGCCAGCGCCACCCCGCCGAGGGCCAGCGCGCCCACCAGGAACACCAGCGCAGCGCCTCCGGCGGGCGGGATGGTCGGTGGGGGCGTCGGGCGGCTGGGGAGGGCGCTGTCGAGGCGCGTGGGCACCGTGGGCCAGAAGATCTGGACCCCCGACGCCTTCGTCGCCGCGCCGACGAGGTTCGGCAGGATCTCGACGAGCACGTCGAGCGTCAGCGTCAGCGCGTTGCGCGGCATCGGGGTGCCGGTGACGCGCTGCCACGCGAGCTTCACCGCGGCCCACACGGTGGTCACCACCAGCCCGACGACGACCATCGTCGCGAGCACCTTGTTCATGTCGATCGACATCGTCACTTCCCCTTCTTCGTCGCCGCGATGAGGTCGGCGAGCTGGTCGGCGTTCGCGGGCTTGAGCGCGAAGGGCGCGCCGATGGCCTCGGCGGTCGCGCGCGCTTCGGGTCGGTCGTCGCCGCTCACGACGACGATCACGCACGTCGGCGGCGCTGCGGCGCGCACCGCGCGGGCCCACACGCGCGCAGGGCCCCCGTCGGGCATCAGCAGGTCGAGCAGGATCACCGACACGCCGCGATCCGCCGCGAGGTGATCCAGCGCCCCGACGGCCGTCGTGGCGTGCTCGACGGCGTATCCGAGGATCTCCCCGACGTGCGCCGCCACCACGTGCTGCGCGCGGTCGTCGTCGATCGCCAGCATGCGCGGCGGACCGGTCGGCACCGAAGCACGCGCGACGCGCTCAGCGTGGTCGGCTGCCTCGCGCGCCTCGCGGCGACGGAGCCGCGACTCCACCAGCTTCATCACGCCGCCGACGACCAGCGTAATCATGGCGCCGATCACCTTCTCGGAGATGCCCGTCGCGACGTGCACCGAGGGGCCGACGACCGGCCCCGCGATGAGGCCCACGATGGTCGCGAGCGCAGCGACGTCGGGGTGGTGACCGCTCATGACAACGACCGCCCATACGCGCGACAGACCGCGTGCCAGAGCACGACGTGCGCGACCTGCGCGTCCGTGAGCGATGCCGCATCGGTGAGGATCGGCGAGGTCTTCGCGGCGAAGTCGAGCGACGCCCCGAAGGTCCATCCGTCGTCCGTGCGCGAGACGGACCACAGACCGAAGAACTCGCCCATCGCAGAAGTCGATCCGATCGCGATCTCTGCGTCGGCGGTGAGCCGCGCCTCGGCCGCCGCGTCGAGCGACTCCCACGCAGGGAGCGCGGTCTCCGAGAGCGCCGTGGCGTGCTCTGCCTGTGCAAGCCACGCGATGCGCGCGGCGCTCTGTGCGGTCGTCATGATGCCCTCGTGTAGACGATGGACGCGCCCGCGGGGACCGAGGCGCGCGAGGTGGTGGAGCCGAAGGCACCCCCGGTGGTGAGGTAGACGTAGGTGGTCAGCCCCGCGCCATCGAGGATGACGCCCGGCACGGGGTTTAGACGCCACGCGCTCGCGGTGCCGGGGTCGTCGTTCTGCGCGCTGATGGTGTTCGCGAATGCCGTGAAGTCAGCCATCGGACGACCTCACGACAGCGACGGCGAGGACGAGTCCCACGGCACCCACACGCCCGCGCAGTAACACCAGTAATTGCCCGAGCCGTCGGTCAGCGTCTGGCCGTTCGCGCGACCTCCAACCGTCGACCACCGCAGGCGCGCGGTGTCGCCGCAGTCGCCCGTCGACGTGCTCGACGCGCCCGTGCGACAGATCCCGATCCGCCGCGGGCGCTCCTTGCCGCTCGGGGTCTGGCCGATGTGGCTCGTCGTGCTCGTCGGCGGCGCGATGCCGCTGTTGCCGTCCGTGATGCTCGCGAAGAGCACGCGCTGGTTGCTGCTCGCGGCCACGAACCGCTTGTACGCCTGCGCCGTGCTTGCGAGCTGCGGTTGAAAGCCTCCCGCCGCGGAGAGGCCCGTGGCGTTGTAGTAGCCGATCCAGAGGTAGGGGTCGGTGTCGCTCGCCTCGTAGGTGCCCGACGCGAGCGGCTCGTCGCCGAGGATCGTGAGGACGTTGCCGCCGCCGATCGTCTGCGCCCACGTGAACCAGCCGTAGGCGCTCGCGGTGTCCGCCGAGATGAAGAGGCGCCCCGGCGTCGAACTCCACAGGCTCGCCGCGCTGAACAGGGCCGTCGCCGCGGCGCTCGTACCCACGGTCGAGCCCGACGGCGATCCGCCCGTGAACGGGGTCCCCGCGATCGTGCGGCTCACGGTCCACGACGTGTCGCTCGCGCCGCGCTGAAAGAGCCACTCGCGCGCCGCGCCCGCGTCCTGCACGCGGAACCAGGCGCTCGTGTTGCCCATGTTGCCCGCGCCAGAGCCCGAGCCGCCGTAGGGGTTCGACGAGAGCGACACGCCCGAGACGAGCGTCGTGCCGTCGCTCCACGCCTTCACGAGGCCGCCCGCGCCAAGGATCGTGGTGAGCAGGGTGTTGACCGCCGCGGTGCCGTTCGCGGGACTCGTGACGGAGGTGTTGATCGCCATGTGAGGTCAGCTCCAGGTGATGCGGCGCGCGGCGCCCGTGATGGTGACGATGTCGGTCGCGACCGAGCCCCCCGAGACCTTGATGCGGATCTCGTACGCCTTCGCGCTCCCCGGGAGCGTGATCGAGATGGTCGACAGGGCCCCGGTGGTCGACGTGATCGACGCGGTGCCGACGCTCGACGGGGTGCCCGTCGTCACGTCGTAGACGGTGACGGTGCCGGTGAGCGACCCCGACGCGACGCGGCCCCACACAGTCACCGAGAGCACGGTGGTCTTGCCGCTGATGGCGTAGTCCGCCGGGTCGAAGCGGAAGCCCCCGACGGTCACGTCGCTCGACGAATCGGTCGCGGCGTAGCCGCACGCTGCGTGCTCGATGACGCCGAGCTTTCCGACCGTGACATCGCTCCCGAGCTTCGCGAGGGTCACGCTCGCGTCAGTCGGCGTGCGCGTGCCGCTCGTCGTGTCCGTCGAGAGCGCCGTGCGGATGTCGCTCGCGCTGCGGTTCGCGGTCAGGTCGAGGCCCGCGAGGGTCAGGCTCGTCGGCACCGCGCCGATGTTGGCTGGGGTGAGCGTGTGCCACGCAGGCGCGCCACCCGACACCCAGAGCACCTGCCCCGACGTACCGATCGCCAGCCGCTGGTCGACGCTCGCGCCGCGGTAGATGAGGTCGCCGGCGGTCGTCGTCGGGCTCGAGCTCCCCGATGCGTCCGCGGGCACCCACTGCGACGTGCCCGCGGACCACGTGAGCACCTGACCGCTGGTGGGCGCTGTCGCCGCGATCCGCCGCCCGGTGATCCAGCCGGCGTTGCTCAGCGCGGTCGGCTTGGGGTCCGTCGACCACTCGCCATCGGCCAGGTCCTCGGCGCGCCCGCCGACGAGCACCGTGGTGGTGCGCGCGAGCACCCACGCGCCCTCGCTGAGAACGCCGCCGTAGATCGACTGCGCGTCAGCCTCGACGTACGGCAGGACCGCCGGCGTCCACGAGATGAGGTCGTTCGACGACCACACGTACGGCGCCGCGGTCGACGTCGCGACCCACACGCCGCCGTCGTAGGTGAGGCTGGTCAGGCCCAGCGGGCCCGGGTCCGCCGCGTCGAGGCGCTCCCACGACGCGCCGTGATCCGTCGAGCGGTAGAACGGCTGCGCGCTCGAGACCGGCACCCACGCGACGAGCTCGCCGGACGCTCCGACGCTGAGCCGCCACGGGAGCCCGGTGCCCAGCGTGATCCGCTCGCGCGTCGCCAGCAGCGCAAGGGGGTTCGCACCACCGACGACGTCTCCCCAGGTCGAGATCGCGACGTACTGCGCGCCATCCCAGATGACGTCCGACCACGCCCCGCGCGTCCCCGCGCCGCCGCTGTCGGGATACCCGCCACCACCGGAGAACCCGACCTCGCCCCAGGATCCCGCGCCGGCCTCGCGGAAATAGAGCTTCTTTCGCCATGCCAGCAGCAGCTCGTTGTTGCCCTGCGATGCCAGCGCGATCGCGCCGCCGTCGACGCCCGACGGGGGGGACAGGTACGCGGTGGTGATGTCATCCCACGTACCCGTGCCGTCGAGGGCGCTCCCGGTCTCGCCGTCGAGCGACGTCGAGATGATCGCGCCCGTCGCGGTGTCGTCGACGCAGGCGTACCACCCCGTCGCGAAGCAATACACCCGCGTGAAGTGACCGGTGAGCCCCCCCGGGAAGTTGTCCCGCCGCGCCCACGAGTCACCGCGCCGAGACACGAGCACGCACAGCCCCGTCCCGTCGGTGCCCGCGACGACGAGCCGCCGTCGCACCGCGACGCCCGTAGACACGCGGTCCGCCGCCATGACGGGAAGATTTGCGGTCAGCAGCGTCTGGCCCGTCGTCACCCGCGACCAGCGGTTGAGCGAGGGCCCGCGCAGGAAGTCAGCCCACGCGCCGCTGTTGTTGAGCAGCGCGTTCAAGTGCTGCGCGGCGGGCTTCACGCCCCTCGACCAGCCCGCGGCTGCGTCGCTCGCCGGCGGCTCCAGGGATCCGCCATCCGCGGGGTTCCACGCCCAGCGCAACACCTTCTGCGGTCGTCGACTCATGTGCTGATCACTCCGACGAGCGCGCCGCCCGTCACGTGGCTGGTGTCGCTGAAGCCGTGCGCGGTGTCGGTCTCCGTCGCGTCGCTGTCGCTGAACGCGAAGAGCGCGCCGCTGGGGACGTCGACCACGTCGAGGCGCACGCCCGCCGACACCGCACGGCGCAGCACGCTGAAGACGGTGCGCCCCGGGATCTCCGAATGCGCCGCGGGCTCCACGACGACGGTCGCGGGGCGCGCGGGGCGCCACGGCAGGTCGGTGTCGATCGCGAGCTCGGCGAGCACCGCGGTCAGCTCGTTGCCAGCACCCGACGAGCAGATCGCGAGCGCCGTCGCGTGCAGCACCGCGCGGTACGGCACGTCGTCGAGGCCAGCGCGCGGCGCCGCGAGCACCTCTCCGACCTGGTCGAGCGCGTCGCCCACGCTGGTGTCGATCCGCAGGGACCACACCTGCCACAGCGCGTCTTCGGCCTCCTGCACAGCCTCAAGCCAGGAGCGCCCGACGGCCTGGATCGCGGGGCGCCGGTGCTCCGGGGTGAGCAGCGCCAGCCCGCGCGTGGTGCGGTCGGTGACGTGCTCGATGGCGGTGACGACGTCGGGCTCGCTCATGTGGGCCACAGCCTCACGCGCGAGGTGTCGAGGTCGGCGAGCTCGCGGCGCGACATCGGCACGTTGCCGACGTTCGACGGCGCGTCGCTCCGACCGATCGCGATGCGCCGCACGTCGAGCACGCCAGGGAGGCGGAACACCGTCGAGCGGATCCACTCGACGCGCACCTGCTCGCCCGTGCGAAGGGAGTCGCCGAGAGCCGCGACGGCCGCAGAGACGACGGTGAGCAGCGCGGCGCGCGTGGGATACGTCGAGGCGTCGTACTCGACGTCGACCACCACATAGATCGGCACCACCGTGGGGCGCGAGAAGCGCACCGTGCGGGTGATGCCGCCCGCGTCGACCACCGTGCGCGTCGTGGTGCCGTGCGTCTCGATGCCCGCCGCCGCGCCCGCCCAGATGGCCTCGGCGATGGCCTGGTCGTCGCCCCCGACCGCCACGACCTCGATGGAGTGCGGCGGGAGGCCGTCGACGGTCGTTGCGCGGGTGTTCTGGAACACCTGGACGTCGGTGACGCCGCTGACCGCGCGCACCGCGGCGCGCACCGCGTCGAGGGGCGAGCTCCCGCCCGCGCGCACCTCGTCGGCGCGTCGGCGGCGCAGCACCGGATCGAGCTCCGCGGCCGCACCGGGCACCGCGTCGAGGGGGTTCGTCACGGCGGTCCATCCCGCGGTCGGCGTGGCGATCACCGTGATGGTGCCCGCGTTCGCGCGCAGCACGCCCGCGGCCTCGGCGCGCGCCGCGACGCTGACCGTCGCCGTGGAGCCGCTGCTGTTGACCGCCGCGGCGGTGGTCACCCAGCGGTTGCCCGACTGCCCTGCGACCGATGCCACCGCGCCCGCGGCGAGCGTCACGCCCGCGCCGAGCGTCACCGACAGCGTCACGGTCCCGTGCGTCGCACCGCGGCGCTCGACGGCGGTGATCTCGCACACCGCGTCGAGGGCTGCGAACCGCGCGGTCGACGGTCGACGTCCCGCATACAGCGCCGCGCCGAGCTCCCACACCTCGCCGAGCTGCGCGGCGACGATCCCATTGAGCTGGCCAAGGGGCTGCTCGGGGGAGACGTCGAGGTCCGCGCCGAGGGCGCCTTTCTGCGACGCCTCGATGCTCGCGAGGATCTCCGCGGCCGTCTTCAGTACGAACCCTTCAGCGGTGACGCCAGCCATGGTCTACGCCCCCACCGTGAAGCCGCCGTCTTCGACGACTGCGCCGTCGCCCGTGCGCGCGCGGAACGCCACCACCGCTGCACGCGCCGAGGCCGTGTACCGGAACGTGAAGCTCTCCAGCGAGGCGACCCCGGGGCACGTCGCGGCCGCGGCGCGCAGTGTGGCCTCGGCGAGGCGCGCGCCGCCCTTCGCGCCCATGAACGCCGCCGACAACGTGCCCACGCGAAGGTCGCCGAACCACGCGCCGCGCCACAGCCGCATGCGCCCACGGAGACGCTGCGCCACGGCGGGCGCGCCCTCGACGAGGGTCAGCGTCCGTGCCGTGAGGTCGAAGTCTCGGGTGGCGTCAAGGGCGATCGTCCGCACAACGGCAGAGTGACCGCCCGCGAGACACGATCCCAGCCGCGGGTGGCACGCATCCCGGGGGCGGCTGTAGCGTCGCCCCCATGCGAGTCCCCTCCCTGGTGCTGCTGACCATAGCCGCTGTCGCGTGCGGTGGCGACCCTCTACCGCTGCGCGACTGCACCCCCGGTGCGTCGCTGGCGTGCGCGTGCGTCGGCGGCGCGACGGGCGCGCAGCTCTGCGACGCCGCGGGACACCTCGAGGCGTGCGTGTGCCCCGACGCGGGCCCGAGCGGTGACGTGGTCGACAGCGCGCAGGCGGACGTCGTCGACGCCGCGCAGGATGTTCCCGCGCCCGATGTCGCGGCCCCCCTCGACGTGCCGGTGATCGACGCGCCCGACGTCGCGGTGCCCCTCGACACGCCCGCGGTCGACCACCAGGTCACCGATGCGTCGCTCGGCGACGATGGCGACGCCGCGCCCAACAGCGGCGACGCCAGCTCCGACGCGTCGGCCGACGTCGCCGACTGCAACACGGCCAGCGACCCGGCGAACTGCGGCACGTGCGGCACCGTGTGCTCGCTGCAGCACACCACCGCCGTGTGCGTGTCGGGGGCATGCCGCGTTCCGGAGGTCGACGGCGGGTACATGTGCGCGGCCGGATACCTCAACTGCGATGGAAGAAGTGCGAACGGCTGCGAGGTCGACTCGCAGACGAGCGCGGTGAACTGCGGGGCGTGCGCGCGTGCGTGCAGCACCGTGCACGGTACCCCGTCGTGTACATCGGGAAGGTGCGCGATCACCTGCGCCGCCGGCTGGTGCGATCACGACGGCAACGTCGCCAACGGCTGCGAAGCGAGCTGCTGAACCACACACGTGCCGGTGATCTACGCAGCCGTGACCACTCCGTTGCTAACGCAGCGCCGGAGATACTAGACCGCGCGCGTCTTCGTCGCCGCGACGCTCGCGGGCCACGACGACAGCGACGCCACCAGCGCCGCCTTGAACGCCGCCCCGCCATCCATCGGCACCACCGCGGCCCCCGCGATCGCCGTCTTGAGCGCGGTGAGCTGCGCGGTCACCTGCGCCGCCATCGCGACGAGCTCGCCGCCGGCGCCCGCGAGGTGCACCGTCCCGTCGGCGTCGATCTGCATCGCCACCCCCGCGCCGGTGGTGATCGTCACCGCGCCGCCGGCGGAGATCGACAGCCGCGTGCCCTGGTCGTCGCCGAGCAGCAGCTCGGTGGCGCTGGCGTGCTCGAGCGCGCGCGCCCTGGTGTACAGCCCCGGGATCGCCACCGCGTGCGCGAGGTGCTGTCGCCGCTGGTCCCCGGGGTCAACGACGGAGCCGTCGCCGGTGCGCCACCGCCCGATGTCCGCGGTGTTCACCAGGAGCTGCACGGTGTCGCCCGCGCCGAAAGGCAGGGTCAGCATCCAGCGCCCGGTGCGCGGCCACAGCACCGGCACCGCGGGGATCACGGGAAGCTCTTCGTGCTCGTACGATCCGTCGGGCTGCGGCACCGGGTGGCGCACCAGGGGAACGACATCGGCGGTCTGCGTCGAGGCGTCGTAGCTCTGCACGCGGCCCGGGAGGGCGGTGTACCGCTCCAGGTCGTGGGCCTCGAGCTGGGCGCGCACCAGGTCAGCGGGCGCGGGGTACGGCGGGCGTTCGGCCACGGCGGGTTACTCCAGGTTAGGGGTCGTCGCGACGTCAGCGCCGACGAGCGGCCCGAGGGGGCGGTGACAGGTGAGGGTGGCGGTCCACTCCGCGCCGCGGGTGTCGCCGGCGTACTCCGCTTCGAAGACACGCCACGTGCCGCCGCTCACGATGCGGTTGTCCGCCACCACGCCGCTGTCGACGACAAGCTGCGCGCCGGGCACCAGCCCGGGCTGCAGGAGCGCCTGCACGGTGATGCTGCGTCGGTTGATGTAGCTGGGCGCCTCGACGAGCCCGGTGTCGGGGGAGAGTCGGATCGCCGAGCGCGTCAGCGCGCCGCCGAGGGGGAGGATCTGCAGCGCGCCCTCCTGGATCGACCAGGACAACCGCGCGGAGTCGCACAGCCGCGTCAGCTCCGCGGCCGCGCTGCCGTACACCAACGTCCCCTCGGGGAACAACGCGTCGCCGCCGGCGCCGAACGACGCACCCCTCAACGCCGTGACGGCGTTGCCGACGCCCACGCCCATCGCGTCGGCGACCGCGCGCACGACGGTCTCCAGCGTGGTGCCCGGCGCGAAGCTGCGCGAGACGCGCGCCGAGCGGATCGCGTGCTCTCCGTCGCCGGCGGTCACCTTCACGATCCAGTCGGGGCCCGATCGCTCGACAACGGCCTTCCTCAAGTCGCCGGTGAAGATGCGCGACTGCCCCTCGAGGTACCCCGCGTCGACGGCGACGTACGTCGTGCGACGGGGCGAGTGCGCGAGCTCGCGGCGGTGGTCGCTGGTGAGGTTGTAGATCTCCAGCTCGCAGGTGCCCGCGCGCATCGACGCCAACGTGCGTTTGATCTTGAACTTCACGTCGAGCGCAGCCCCGGCGCTCGGGTCGCTCGACGACACCAGCAGGGATCCGACCTGCACGCGCCACGCTCGGCGCCACAGCCTCACGCTGCGAGCTCCGCGACGTCGAGGTACACGACGCTGAAGCGCGCGCCGAGGTCGGTGAACCCGGGGTCAGCGTCGCCCGCACCGGTCTGGTCGACGACGACGACCGCGCCGGGGGGCGTGCGCGGGTCGACGACGCCCACCAGCAGCGAGCGCCCGGTCGTGAGCACCAGGCCCGACGCGATGGCCACGCCGGCCCCGTCGGCGATCGACAGCAGCCACGCGCCGAGCCGCTGCGCCCACACGAAGGTCAGCAGGTACTCCGTGCCGTCGAGGGCCGTCACCTGAGACCAGCTCGATGCGCCCGCGGGCGCGCAGGGGATGCGATGGATCATGGGGCCGCGATCCTCCGCGCGCGCTCCCGCGATGCCGCGCGCTGCTCTTCGGTCGTCGCGGCGTTGCCGTCGAGCAGCCGCGCGAGCGTGCTCCGGTCGTCCGTCGGCTGCGTGCCGCGGGTCTGCGGCACCTGGAGCCGCCGCACCGCGGGCACCGCCACGCGCTGCGTCCCCACGATGCGCACGGCCTTCAGCTCGAGGGTCACCCCGAGCGAGTCACCGCCGCCGGTCTCTCGCAGCCCCTTGTACCGCGTCAGGATGAGGTTCTCCGCGAACCTCATCGCGGTCGTGAGCGAGACGAGCTCGCGGGCCTGCACCAGGTCGTCGAGCAGGGCGTCGACCTCGCGCACGCGGTCGAACGGCGTCGACCACGCCAGCACCGTCGCGCGCTCGCCCGTCGCGAGGGTGACCGACGACGCGGCGCGCGTCGCGCCCTGGAGCTGGCCCGAGGGAACGATGATCGGCGAGTTGGAGATGACGCACTCCAGCGTGATCAGCGCACTCTGCGGCTTCACGTGGTCGGCGATCGGCGCGCCCTGCTCGACGGCGTGTTCGGTGACTTCGGCCGTGCGCTCGAAGCCCTGCGACGACGTGATGTCGAGGTCGACGGCGATCTCAGCACCACCGGAGGTCCAGGTGAGGGTCGCTTCAGCCATCGTCGTCGCTCACCGGGTGATCGGCGTCGCGCTGGTCGCGGGCCTGCTGCTCGAGGATCTGACCGACCTGCCCCGCGAGCTGGCGCGCGTCGGGCCCCGCGAGCGCGAAGCTGTTGTGGTTCACGACGCTGCGCTGGGTCTGGTGCACCACCGTCCGCGCGCCGCCGCCCGGCGCAGACACAGTGCGCGTCGCGGGCACGGCGAACAGCCCCGTCCTGTCCGCCATGCGGTTCTGGTTGCTGAAGTTCGCACCCGTCGTCGCAGGGAGGTCGACCGACGCGCCCGCGGCGCGCACCCGCACGCCGCCCGTGCTCGCCGATGTGGGAGCCGCCCCGGGACGCGGCCGCACGCGCACCGGCGGCGGCGCCGCGCCCGTGCGCATCCATTCGGGGCGAGCGTCATCGACCCCTTGCATCGCCAGCACGAACCCTTCGACCTTCTCGATGGCCCTGGAGATCCAGTCGACGATCCCTTCCCAGTCGTCGCGCAACTCGCGCACCAGGTCAGCCGACGTGCCCACACCGAACATGCTGTCGATGAAGCGCCCGATCGCGGAGTCACCACCCTCGATGAACGTCCACAGGTCGTCGAAGAGCAGGATCAGGAACGCGATCTTCGCGGCCACCAGCAGGATCGGCGCGATGACGGGTGCCCACGCGATGATCAAAGACGCCGCCACCGCCGCGCCGACGACCCCGAGCGCGATGAGGGCGACGTCGAGCAGGTGCGTCCCGTTGGTGAGCCGCGCCCACCAGCCGGCGATCTGCGCCGCCTTCGTGGTGACCCACGACAGCACGGGCAACAGCGACACCGCGAGCACGCTGCGCAGCGAATCCGTGCCGCGCTTCCACTTCTCCTGCGCCTGCGTGTACTCCCTCGACGCGGCTACAGCCTCGGGGGTGACACCGCCCCCGAGTTCGGCGAGCTCTTCGCGGTACCGACGGATCCCCGCCGCCCCCTCGGCGGTCAGGTCGAGCATCCGGCGCGCGCTGTCGCCGTAGAGCTGCTGTGCGACGCGCAGCCGTCGGTACGGGTTCTCGATGCGCCGGAGGGCCTCGAAGCTCTCGTCGAACAACTCCGCGGTCGGGCGGATGTGCCCGTTGGTGTCGCGCGCCTGCACCCCGAGGCGCCGCAGCATCCACGTCGTACCGTTGCCCCACCGCTCGCCCTGACGCAGCGCAGTGGCGAAGGTGTTGAGCCCCGCGCGCATGCGCTCGACGCCGATCCCCGACTGCGTCGCGATGTAATCGAACTCCTGGAGCTGCGTCGTCGACAGCCGGAGCTCGCGCGAGGTGTCGCGCAGCTCTTCGGACTGCGCCGCGAACGCGTCGGCGAACTCGAACGCGGCGCTCGCCACGTGGCGCAGCGCCGCCACCGCCGCGACGCTCGCGCCGGCCAGAAGCGCCATTTTCACCGACGCGCTGGCGTTCTGCAGCCCGAACCGCTGCATCAACCCGTTGAGCACCGGGAGGCGCTGCTGGAGTCGATCGAGGTGCGGTCCCAGTTTCCGTGCAAGAAGCCCAGTGGCGACTTTGTCGACGCGCGCGAGCAGGTCCGCGTAGGTCTTCAGCGGCTTCGCGGCATCCTCTTCGGCCTCCTTCACGCGCTTCCACGCCGCGTGCTCCTGCCCCGCGGCGCTGGCGTCGAAGGTCTTCTTCGCGGCGTACTCCAGCCGCTCCTTCTCGGCGTTCTCGCGCGCCTTCGCCACCAGCTCGATGGCCGCAAGGGCTTGCTTCGACTGCGCCTGCTCTTGCTTCGCGGCCGCGTCGACGGCGTCGCCTGCCTTCGCCGCCGCGGGCACCACGTCGCCGAGGGCCGCGCTGAGCTTGTCGACCAGCGCGTTCGCGCGCTCGATGACGCCCTCGTCGACCTCGAACCCGAGCTCTGCGAAGAGCGTTCTGAGAGCCTCACCCGCCATCGGTCTTCTCCATCGCGGCCGCGCGGGCCTCGTCGATCGCGTCGCACACCTCGCTCGCGTCGCACACGTCGGCGAGGGTCCAGCGGTGTTCGATCGTCCACAGCCCGTCGGGATACAGCCCCGACGTCGCGACGCGGTGCACGGGCCAGCACAGGTGCCCGGGCACCGTCACGCTCACCCCCCCGCGGGAGCGCCTGGGGCGGCGCTGCGCTGCACCCCCAGGCTCGCGAGCAAAGGGCCGTAGGTCACCTCGGCGCAGAACGCGATCCACTGGAACAGCGCCGCGAGGTCGCCGCGGAAGTGTTCCTCCCACGTCTTGTGCAGCGAGACCCAGCTCGCGCCGGTGTTGACGTCGGAGACCTCGGCGAAGGTCTCGCAGAGGTCGCTGGCCATCTCGTCGGACACGCCCTCGAGGGCGCTCGTCACGAACCGCCCGAGGGCGCCCTGCGTCGCCGCGGCCGCGTCGCGCAGGCTGGCCACGTCGGCGAAGCCGGGCCCGGCGAGGCGCAGCACGCGGGTCATGGTGCGCAGCGCTGCGCGCGTCGCGAGGGGCTTCGCGCGGTACTGCACGCCGTCGATCGTGCGGGTCTGTTCCACCAGCTGGCGCATCACACGACCTCGACGATCGGACGCAGGTCGTCGCAGGTGATCTCCCACGACACCTCACCGGCCTCGGTCCCGAAGCTGAGGTCGGGGTGCTTCGAGATCCACGATTTCTCCGACTTGTACTCGAGGCCGTCGTTGCGATCGCGCGCGAGGAACACGCCCATGTCGTCGCCGTTGGTGGAGTCACGCGAGAGCAGCATCATGGCGGTCAGCGTGCGGTGTACGGGCGACGAGCGCAGGAGCTTCAGTGTCACCTTCGCGCTGAAGTCGTTCGACTTCGAGCGCACGCCGAACCCGTCGGCGCCCTTCTTCAGCGTGTAGAGCTCGCTGTTCCACGCGACGGTCATGAACTCGTCGCTCGCGCGGCCGTCGTTGAGCTCGCGTCCCGAAAGAGACGCGGAGACTTCGTTGCTGGCGTAGTTCTTCGTGGTGCCCATCAGACCCTCACGCGCTCACGGTCCCGCGGACCGTGGTGTAGAGAATGGCGCCCTGCACGTGCGCCGAGAAGGTGACGCTCGGGAGCTTGCGTGCCGCGCGGTTCGCCTGCGACACATTCGCGGCGCGCGGGGTGGTGATCACCGGTCGCGGGGTCGCTGCGAGCAGGCCCACGCCGATGGCTTCGTCGAGCACGCCGCCCACGGCTGCGCGCATCAGGTCGATGCCGTTGTCGGTGAACTGGATCCGCTCGTTGCCCGTCTGCACCGCGATGACGGCCTCACGCAGCCGCGCGCGCAGCCAGTCGAGGCCCCGCACGATGTCGATCCACTCGCCCGACGCCGTCATGCCCGGCATGGTCCCCAGGTTCTCCAGGTACACGTTGCCGTTCTTCCCGTCGCTGTCGGGGGTGGTGACGATTGCCGACACCGCCGCGTCGCTGAGACCGGGCACCGTGACGCCGGCGAGGCGCTTGAACGCGAGGGTGCTCGAGCCGGGGTCCGTCGGGAGGTGCTTGCCCATCGCGCCCGCCGCGAGCTGGGACGTCGCGAGTCCGAGCGCCGGGTAGTACCAGGGCGCGGTGTACTTGTAGCCGCCCGCGCGCAGCAGGGACATCACGTCGGTGGTGACGGTCCCGTCGGCGCAGCCACTGTCCGCGGTCAGCGAGAAATACAGCCGCTTGTGCGTCTCGCACCACTGCGCCGCTGCGGTGATCTCCTCAGCGCCGTTGCTGTCGACCGCGAGGCCGTACCAGTCGGGATCGAGCGCGAAAAGCTCGGTGAGGTCGTCGGCGATGCCCGCGTCGGCGGTGTGGTCGATGAGCTCCAGGGTGGTGCTCAGCCCGCTGTACGCCACCACGACGCCCGCGACGGCGGTCGACACGTCGACGTGCGTCGTCGAGGTGCCCGACGCGGCGAAGCGCGCCTGAAGCCCGAGGGTGAACGTCCCGCCCGTGCCCGACTGCGCGGGGATCACGACCTGCGTGACCTTGGTGAACAGCTTGGCGCCGCTGACCGTGCTGTTGCCACCGTCGGGGATCGACAGCGACTCCGTCTGCGCCTCGCCGCGCTCGCCGAGGCCCGTGACCACGGCGGTGGTCGCGTCCCAGTCGGCGTGCGAGCTGAGCACCAGCGAGAGCTTCGCGGGGCGGAACGTGCCGCCGGCGCGCGGGCCGTTGAGCGCCGCGCCGCTGAGCGTCTGCGAACTCGCCGAGCTCGCGCCGCCCGTGGCGATGATCGCGGTCGCGCTGGCGCCGTTGGCGGCGGTGATCGCGCTGGCGATGCCCGTGCACGCGACGGCGATGTCCGTCCCGACGCCGGTGTATGTGACGTCGTGCCCGTCGACGGTGAGGCTGTAGACCTTGCCGACCTGGGGCGCCTCGGGGGTCAGGCGAATCACCTGGGAGAACGGCCGCGTGCGCTGGCCGATCTTGATGCGCGTCGGCGCGGGCTCCTGCGCGAAGAGCACCGCGGCCTCCTGGTAGACGGCGTCGACGTCGTCGAAGCCCGCGGCCTCGACGGCCGCGATTCCGCCGTACGTGCGCACACGCGCGCCGGATGTCCATGGCACGCGGGAGGCGAGCAGGAGGGCCGTCCCGAAGCCCGCGCGGGACTGTGTGGCGGTGGTGCTGGTCACCGAGACGTCGGCGACCTGGTCTGCGAGGGTCATGGGTACGTGCCTCCGGGAGACAGGGGTGCGCCGACGGTGGATCCGTCGGGGCGGGTGACGGTGGCCGCGATCTCGATCGTGTCGATGTACGAGGTCGCGCCGGCGGGGTCCGCGACGCGGGACAGCGCGTTCAAGCGCACGTCGACGAGGCACCGCGAGATGACGCGCTTGTCGACGGTGTAGTCAGCCTTCACGACGCCCTCGGTGCCCGCGAACGCGAGGCCCGCGGCCGCTAGGGCGGCGCTCGTCGACGGCGACTGCAACCGGGTGCGCGCGACCTCTGCGATGGCGCGCGCGGTGTGCCCGGCGTCCTGTCGCAGCGTCTGCACCGAGAGCTGCATCACGGCGCGACGCAGACCCACGACGGTGGGCTGCATCTCGAGCAGCGGGTCGGCGTTCGCCCCGTACGTCCACTCCGTGCCGTCGATCCCGACGCCGACGATGGACACCCACGACAGCAGCACCAGGGCCGTCACCCACTGCACGCGCGGGGCGTTCTCCCACTGCACGCACGACGCGGGCACGCCGGTGATCGTCGAGGCGATCGCCGCGAGGGCGGGCTCGATGGATGCGAGGTCCATCAGCCGTCGACCTTCCAGGTAATGCTGGAGCGGAGCTGCCCCGTGTCGACGAGGGGCGTCGACGACCCCTTGCGGTCGATGGTCTCCTGCGCGAGGGCGGGCTCGAGGCCCTCCGCGATGCGGTTCTGGCACATGCCCGCGACCTTCGCCCCGAGCTGGTCGAGGGCCGCGTCGACGGTCAGCTTCCCCGCGAGCGCCAGGCGCGCGAGCTTCACCTGCAGCGCGGTGATCTCTTCGCGCTTCTCGTCCACCGTCGCGCGGATGAAGCTGCGCTGAGGGATGTGCCCTGGCACGCCGAACTCGTGAGCCGCCGCGACCTCCAGCAGCGTCACCCCCGCGTTCTCGCCGGCGTGCTCCTTCTTCGGCTCGTCGGCGAGGATCCCGACGCGCACGTGCCGCCGCGCGGCGAGCTCGCTGGCGCGCCGCAGGAGCGCCTTCGCGCCGCGGTCGGTGTCGGTGACGCGGCCGCTCATCCGAGGGGCCCCACGCCGCCCATGTGCGGTCCGCCACATGCTTCGCGGAAAAGCTGCAGGAGCTCGGAGCCGTAGGTGGTCGACTCCAGCTTGCCCGGGACAGCCCCCTCCAGGCGGGCGGTGCCGCCCTGGGGGGAGCACGCAACGAGGTGTGCCGCACGGAGCGTCACCGCGTCGTCGTACCGATCCCCCAGGGCCGCACGCGAGGTACGGCGCGTGGCCTCCCCGATGGCGCGCGTCACCACGGTGTCGTCGACGGGGACGATCTCCGGGAACCGCTCCTTCAGGCTGGCCACGCTGACCGTCACTGGCTCACTCCTTCGCCGGCGCGGTGGGCGCGTCGACGTCCTCGGGCG